TTCAGCCGGATTGGGCAGACATACCGCCCGAAATTCGTATATCCGGCGTTGACAGACTTCCTATCGCATTTTTAAAGTGCCCGACGTCGAATCGGTTACCCGACAGCCGCGAGGGCGTACCGGTTACATACGGCTGTGAGGAAACTATCAAAAAAATCACGGAAACGCTTTCGCAAATCGAAAAAGAGTATGCGACCAAAGAATCACGCATTTTTGCAAGTGATTCGCTTTTTGGGAAAAAAGACAAATTGTCAAACGTGTACAAGGTGCTTGACGCCGAATCCAAGGATTTCTTTGAAGTATACAGTCCGGATATCCGGTCATCGGATTATTTTGAAAAGCTGACACATCATTTCGCCATGCTTGAACGTGAAATTGGGTGCTCTCCCGGCGTTCTTACGGAGCTTACAACCGGCAGTGCTACCGCTACGGAGATCCGCGCGAAGATGTATAAAACTTTCGCTTTTTGCACGGACATTCAAAAGTCGGTCGAACGCTATTACACGGATTTAATGTATGCTTGCGACGTTATGGCAAATGTATACAGCTTATCCCCCGCCGGCGATTATGACATCAAATTCGATTGGTCTTACGGACTGCTTGAAGACCCGGCAATGACTTATCAGCAGATAAAAGAGGGCGCTTCTGACGGCGTAATAAGTAAAGCAGAATACCGTCGATATATAACCGATGAAACACTTGCAGAAGCTGAGGAAGCTATAGCGCAGATTTCCGAGGAAAACCCGACGCTTGAAACGCTTCTCGGCACGCAGTCGCTTCAAAATGCGGTAAACAGCAATGCTTAGTCGTGACACGCTCGACCAAATCCCGGAAATTATTGCTGACCGGCTTTCCGGTGCAAATGAATACATGCTCCATAAGTTAGGCGACCACATTAACCGGCTCGGTCAGGTCTTGCCGTCAGATATGCACCGGCTTGAAGAACTGCACCGCGCAGGAATGGAAGTTGTAGACATTGAAAAAGAGCTTGCAAAGCGCACGGAACGCGCAGCCGCCGAGATAAAAGCGCTGTTTGATTCCTATGCCGCATGGTGTCTTGAACAGGCTTATGACGCGTTTAACTATCGCGGCAAGCCATTTATCCCCTATGAAAAGAACGACTATTTACAGCGTTTTGTAGAGAGCTACGCGCGTCGTACTGCCGGAACGTTGCAGAATCTGTCACAAACTCATGCTTTGCGAATATTCAGCACAAAGAAAAACGGTTTTGTTACCTTTGCCGACGGCTATAAAGACGCGATAGACCAAGCTGTAACAAATACCGCGCTCGGCGTACAGGACTATCAAAGCGCCATGCGTGACACCCTGCGCAAGGTCGGCAAAACCGGTCTTTGCACTATGGAGTATGAAAGCGGCTACACAAGGCGGCTTGACAGTGCTGTGCGAATGAATATTTTAGAGGGTGTCCGACAGGTCAACCAAGGGATTGAAGACCAGATCGGTGAAGAACTCGGTGCGGACGGTGTGGAAATTTCTGCGCATGGGTATTGTGCTCCCGACCACGAGGACATACAGGGGCGGCAGATGACGAAAGCGGAATATGCCAAATGGGACGCGGAGCATGCTTATCCGAAGCGTCAGATAGGAAAACTAAATTGTCATCACTTCGCGTTCAGCGTGATTTTAGGCGTACAGGAGCCGATACATACGCCGGAAGAGCTTGACGAGATGAAAAAGAAAAATGCTGCCGGAATGGACTATGAGGGCAAGCATTACACCATGTATCAGGCAACGCAAATACAAAGGCAGCTTGAAAGCGAAATACGGAAGCGTAAAGACGTGCATATTCTTGCCAAAGCGGCAGGAGATACCGAGCTACAGCGCAAAATGCAGGGCAAAATCAACCTGTTAAAAAGCAAGTATGTTGATTTTTCCCAAAAGGCCGGTTTAAGCGTTTACAATAAACGTTTGACGGTAAGCGGATATAAGCCAACATAATATTTTTCTAACGTCTGCAAATTGCAGACGTTATTTTTTTATGCTTAAAAGATGTCACTAACTGCGTTCTAAACTTGATATAATCATACACAGATGAGGACAAATCTTAAAATTGTCAACACGTGGCGGCCAGTTACACGCCTAAAACAACTTAATACGTGAAAAGGAGCACAAGAACATGAAACAAGAATTTTTGAAATCTTTGAATTTGTCAGACGATGTTATCGCACAGATTCAAGCCGAGAACGGAAAAGATGTCCAAGCCGAAAAAGACAAGGCCAAAAAGGTGCAGGACGATTTGACCGCGCTTAATGCCAAAATCGGCGAGTATGAGGACAAAATCAAGGCTTTCGAAAAACAGGACGCCGCCGGTCTTGCGGCAAAAATTGAAGAGCTGCAAAAGGTCATTGACGACCGCAAAGCAGCAGACGCAAAGGCAATTCATGACAAGAACATGTCGGACAGACTCGACAAGGTGACAGGCGAAAAGAAATACTTGAACGAGTATACGCGTAGCGGTATTTTATCGGAATTCATGTCAGCTGTCGAAGACAAGGCCAACGCCGGAAAAAGCGACGCGGATTTATTTGCACAAATCATCAAAGACCGCGACGGCATTTTTGACAGCCAAAACAAGGCCATCGAGATTCCCGGTATCAATCCGATAGATTCAAAGGTCTTTAACGAAAACAAAGCACGTCAAGTCATGGGTTTGCCGCCGTTAAAATAAAAAGGAGTTATAAAAACAAATGGCAAACAGCATTGCACTATTCAAACAGTACATTGACCTTTTGGACGAGGTCTACAAAAACGCGTCCACCACAGCCGGTCTTGATATTTCCGGCGAACTTGTAAGAGCCGGAGCGAACGCCAAAGAGATCCTTATTCCGAAGATGACGCTTGACGGCCTTGCAGATTATTCGCGCAACGGTGGTTATGTTGCCGGTGATGTAAAGTTAGAAATGGAAACTGTTACATTCAACTTCGACCGTGGCCGTAAATTCACGGTTGACGCCATGGACAACGCAGAAACCGCCGGCGTTGCTTTCGGAAAGCTTGCTTCGGAATTTGTACGCACCAAGGTTGTGCCCGAGCTTGACGCGTTCCGCTATGCTACTTATTCCGGCATTTCCGGTATCGGAACGACTACCGGTGCGGCGCTTTCCACCGGCGCGGACGTTTTAACCGCGCTGGTAGCTGCACAAAACGCTATGGACGAAGCAGAAGTTCCGGAAACCGAAAGAGAACTGCACATCACACCGACCCTGTACAACCTCATTTATAGCGTCGATACGACCAAATCGAAAGAGGTATTGAACTCGTTCAGCCGCATTGTAAAAGTGCCGCAGACGCGTTTCTATACGGCTATCGACCAGTACGACGGCACGACATCAAGCGAAGAAGCCGGCGGCTTTGTCAAGGATTCCACATCCGGAAAAAACATCAACTTTATGGTTATCCACAAACCGGCCGTTCTTCAGTATTCCAAGCATGTGGTAAGCAAGGTCTTTTCGCCCGAAGAAAACCAGGATTCTGACGGTTGGATTTTCTGCTACCGTTCATATGGCCTTGCCGATGTCTACGACAACAAGGTCAAGGGCATTTATTTACACAAGGCGGCGACCTAATATGCGCAGGGTAGGACTTATTGAGCCGGAAGAAATGTCGGAAATCAAGCCGGAAACCGACATTTTAGGCTTTCGAAAAAAGGCAGACCTGGAAAAGCCGGAAGAACCGAAAAAGCGAAAAGCAAGAGGTACAACGGATGAAGTATCTGACGTATGATGAGTATATTGCCATGGGCGGCACATCGGACGCGTCAGAATTCGCGAGAAACGCAGCCGAAGCGGCGGCACACATTGACCGGTACACGTTCCGTCGTGTTACCAAAATGACCGTCATTCCGGAAAGCGTAAAAAACTGTATGTTTGCACTTGTGGACGTGCTTGACGGCGCGTCCACAGCGCGAACCGGCACGGCTGTAGCGTCTGAAAGCAATGATGGCGTATCGGTCTCTTATGTCACATCGTCACCGGCTGAGAGCGACAAAAGACTGTCAGCGCTTATTGCCGATACGGTGCATTTGTGGCTATCCGGCGAAACGGATGATAACGGCACGCCGCTTTTGTGGCGAGGTGTTGAAGATGCCCTATAAATACCCGGCATGGTGGAAAACCGCGATAACGCTTTACAACAAAGTGACCGAAAAAGGGAAAATCGTCTATTACCGGCACGTGCTTGATGGCTGTCATTACTCCAAGAAGCGCCTGACAGCGGCAGATAATGGCAATTTGTCGGCCGTGTCCGAAACTGTTGTCCGCATACGGCAAAACAGCGCGTACATGCCGCCGAGAGCCTACACCGACAGCGGTGCGGCCGTGCAGAAAACGCATTTCACGCTTGCCCCCGGCGATGTCGTTTTTCACGGTGTTGTTTCCGCTGAAATGGCAGACGAGACCAGCAAAAGGCCGTCTGATCTACTCAAAAAGCATGACGGCTTTACCGTGAAAACCTGTGCGGACAATTCTTTCGCAAATCCGGCGCACTATCGGTGCGGTGACTGACATGGGACAAAACGTCAAAGTTAAAATCAACATTGATCTGCAAAAGGCAGGTGAAAGCAAAATAACGGACGATGTCCGGCTTTTTGCTGCAAATAACATGTTTCGGCTAATGTCCCCATATGTGCCAATGGACACCGGCATGTTATGGCAAACAGTGGAGGTATCAACAAAAGGCGTACACTACAAACAGCCATATGCGCGGTATCAGTACAACGGCACAAACTTCAATTTCAGCCGCGACAAACACCCGCTTGCTTCGGCAAAATGGGACAAAGCCATGCTTGCCGCGCAGGGTGACAAGCTGACGCGCGATATTCAAAACTACATCAACCGTAAAGGCAGGTGACACCATGACAAAACATGAAGCAATGATTGACTATTTGCAGGGTTCGCCTGCCTTTTCCGGTATTGCTTGCCAATTTGGCGAGATATCCGACGGCAGTGTAATCTTCAACACCGTGCAGGGCGACACAACCATATCAACCGACATTGTCGGGACAAAAACAAAGCACTATGACTTTGCAATCGTCAAATACTGCGCACGAAACACCGACGCGCCGAGCGACTTAAACATGGACACGCTCAACGCTGTATCGGCTATGATGACGTGGATTGACGAGCAAAACAAAAAGCGGCATTTCCCGGAATTCGAAAATGCCACCGTTACCAAAATCGAAAATTTACAGAATATGCCAACCGTGGCCGGTACAGACGAAAAGCAGAATCTTGTCAAATACATGTATCAGGCACGTGTGACATACAAAACCAAGGAGGATTAAAATGGCAAATACTTTTACTGAATTCAATCTGACCGACGGCCAAGAAGCCGAACGAAAACTATTAAAAACCTTTGTCAGTGTGGCAAGCTCCGGCACGCCGGAATGGGAAATCATTGGCGAGGGTATCGAAGACAGCTCCATTGAATACAACACTGACACCGAAACCAGCACCGACATTCTCGGTCAGACCCGGACAAAGGTCAACAAGACCGAACCGGCGCAGAGCTTCGAGCCGTACACGGTGCGCGGCGGCAGTAAATTGGCGTTTATCCTGTGGGATATTTACAGACGAAACGCCGTAAGCGAGCTGACGCAGTTTAAAGTGCTTCTTGTTCATGAGTTCGTCGGCAGTTCGACCGGATACGCCGCCGAAACACAGGATAACTGCACAATCACCGTTACGTCTTTGGGCGGTTCGGCCTATGTCGATATGCCTATCAGCATTTCGTACAGCAACAAAAAGACGCTCGGCAAGGTCACCTATACCGGCGAAGTCCCTACGTTTACAGCTGACAGCGGTCTTTAATACGGAGGAATAAACCATGGACGCAATCAAACTTGACATCGGTGTTGTTAAACAGGCATACAGCACACAAAACGGCGGCATTTTTTATCTTGACACGACCGACACGAATGTCGTGACACGCTTTTCGGAAAAGTATTCCGAAATTCAGAAGCTTGCCGCAGAATACGGTCAACTTGACGAATCGCGCGAGGGTGCAAAGGATGAATCATCCATAAAAGAGATCGGCGAAAAAATGCGCGACCTTGACGACCGTGTAAAAGCGGCTGTCGATTACATCTTCGACGACGGTGTATCTTGCGCGATTTGGGGCAAGAGTGCCGCTGTTTTAAGCCTTGACAAGGTGTTTGACAAGCTTTTAGGCCTTTACAGTAAAGAAATTTCAAAGGCTGTGGCCGCGTCAAAACAGCGCATAAACCGCGCGATACCCAAGCAATATCAAAAGAAGTAGGAGCTTTTTCACATGTACGACCTGCCGAAAACTGTTGAAATAAACGGAAAAACATATGCGATTCGTTCGGATTACCGCGATATCTTAAACGTTATTGCGGCGCTTAATAATCCGGATTTGGGGATAGGTGTGCTCGGCGATGAACGCGCCTATGCGGCTATGTATATTTTTTATCCGGATTTCGATAAGATAACCGACCATGTGACGGCGTTTGATAAGCTGTGTTGGTTCGTTGACCGCGGCAACGCGCACAGCGGAAGTAACGCAAAAACGCCGCTATACGACTTTGAACGCGACGAAAGTTTGATAGCTCCGGCTATCGGGCAAGTTCTTAATTGCCGGATTCGCGAGATCTCTTATTTGCACTGGTGGGATTTTGTAGACGCGTTTACACAGATCGGGGACGGTCTTTTCGCGCAGGTCGTCGGCGTGAGAGCACGCAAATCAAAGGGCAAAATGACAAAGGACGATAAAGCGTTCTATGCGCAAAATAAAGAACTTATCGACCGTGTCAGACCGAATAAGAAAACGCCGCAGAATGTGCGTACTCTCACACCGGAAGAGGGCGAAGAATTCTTGAAAAAATGGCGAAATAAGGGGGTGACAAAGGATGCCGAACAATGACGGAACTGTTTTTATTGAAGTTGATTTCGATACCACACCTATGCAAAAAGGCGCAAAGGTGCTTGAAAACAGCTTAAAAAGCGCTATTGGTATCGCTAATACCGCTTTTGGAAAAGCGAGTGCAAGCGCGAACCAGTACGGCGCACAGCTGGATAAACTGTCCGCTAAATTGCAATATCTGAACGACAAACTTGCTTACATGCAAGAGGGCGGCGCTGCCGGTCAAAAGTTGACTATGCAGATTAACGAACAGCTTGCCGCGCTGAAACAGGAAACGGACGAGTATAAGCAAATGGAAGCGGCTGCCGGTGAGCTTGCCGCAAAAATGCGCGAAATCGCCCAAGCACAGGGCCAAAGCAGTGCGGAATACAAGGAAACCGAGGGTGCGCACCGCGTTTTAACCCAAGAAATGGGTGTACAAAAAAAGAAAATCGACGAAATTAACGCGTCGCTTGACACTATGCGCGACAAACTGTATAAAGCGAAAATGGCTTCTATTCAGTCGCCGCAGTATGAGAAATTGAAAAACGATATTGTTCTGACCGAAAAAGAGCAGCAGCGGCTTTTATCCACGCAGACCCAAAGCACGAAGCAAGTGCAGAAAACAGGCACGGCACAGGGTAAAATGTTGTCTGGTCTTGAAAGCGGCTTTAAACGTTTAAAAAGCATTGTGGCCGGTGCTTTTTTCTTCAACATTATTTCCAAAGCGCTTACCGGCATGACACAGGCTGTCGGACGATACGTGCAAACAAATAAAAGCTTTATGCAGTCTTTACAGATTGCAAAAGGAAACCTTTTAACAGCATTTCAACCGATATGGCAAATCATCACCCCGGCTATTAACGCGCTCGGTAAAGCGCTTGCTTATGTGACCGGCTTAATAGCGAGCTTTGCGGCCGTTTTAAGCGGCAAAAGCTTGAAGGACTTACAGAGCCAAGCAAAAGCTCTTGACAAGAATGCTGCGGCAATAAAAGGCGTTTCCAAGGCCACAGACAAGGCGAAGAAATCTGCTGATAAAGCGACCGCTTCTTTTGATACGCTGAATATTTTGCAATCGCCGACGGATGAGAGCGATTCGCAAAGTAGTTCGGGCGGCGGTTCGGGAAGCACGATCGCGGCAGACTTTTCCGGAGCGGAAACGGAAACCGGCGGTCTTTTAGAAAAACTAAAAGAGATAAAAAGCTATCTTTCCGCAGAATTGGCACCGGCTTTTCAGTCGTTCGCCGATAATGTAACACCCCAAATAGCAAAACTGAAAGAGACATTCAGCAACATATTTTCAGATGTCAGCGGCTGGGGTGACCCGTTTTTAGATTACATAACAAACACATTTATACCGTCTGTTGCTCTGCGCCTGTCTAACTTGTCTGTAGTGGCCGGTGGCGCGCTCGAATCTCTTAATATGATTATATCCGATTTGTGGGGCACGGCGTTTAAACCTTTTTTCGAAAAATTCATCACTGAGGGACTTCCGCGCATTACGGAATTCGGAAATCAAGTTTCCAACACGTTTACAATAGCATTTGGCGAAGCAAAGACTATATTTGATGAAATCTGGACAAACGGAATCATGCCGGACGTTCAATTGCTCGGAAAGATTTTCGGCGACCTATGGGACGGCATAAAAGCCACATGGGACGAATACGGCCAACCGATTTTTGACGGGTTTAATCAAGCTATTGAATCTTTTTCAAATATCGTTCAAACCATTTGGAAAAGCTTTGTCAAACCGATTTGGGACAATGTCATGGAAACGCTTGACTGGATTTGGACAAAGCACGCAAAACCGTTGTGGGATAATTTTCTTGCTTTTGTTGCAGAGCTTCAAGTCATGCAACTAACAATTTACAACAATGTTATTGCACCTATTATTTCATATCTTGTAGATATTCTGGGCCCGATAATTGCCAACACAATTAACACGATTTTTAATACCGTAAGCAGTATTGTAGCTGGTATTATAGACGTTATCAACGGGATTATAACCACGCTTCGCGGCATTATCGAATTCATAACAGGCGTATTTTCCGGCGATTGGGATAAAGCTTGGGAGGGCATTAAAAAGGTATTCCAAGGCGTTTGGGATTCCCTTGTCGGTATCGTAAAAACTCCGATAAACTTGATTATTGATTTAATCAACGGACTTGTCGGCGGTGTGTGTGAGGGTGTAAACGCTATTATTAAATCCTTGAACAAACTGTCTTTCGATGTTCCGGACTGGGTGCCGGGATTCGGCGGCAAAAAATTTGGATTTAATTTGTCGCTTGTTACCGCTCCAAAAATTCCGAAGCTTGCCACCGGTGCGGTTATCCCTCCGAACCGCGAGTTTTTGGCCGTTCTCGGCGACCAAAAGCGCGGAACGAACATTGAAGCGCCGCTCGACACCATTGTAGAAGCGTTCCAACGCGTACAGAACAACGGCGGCAATGATATCAATATCAAATTTTCCGGAAACGAGGGACAGCTCTTGCGGTATCTGCTCAACGGTCTTGAAGTAACCAAGAGCAAGCGCGGTCTTGCTTTTACGAAGTAGGTGATTAAGTGTCAGTTTTCACAATCGACGGCAACGCATACGACGTTGAGATCATATCGTTAAAACGCAAATTCAGCGTGCTTGACGGCGACAAAGCCGGTCGCGCGTCTGATGGCTCTATGATGAGAAACATTATTGGTACATACTACAACTATTCCATGCAGTTAAACACCGACCGTTTGAGCCGTTCACAGTACGACGAACTGTATGAAATTCTTTCCGCGCCGCAGGATAGTCACACGGTGATTTTGCCCTATGGGCGCGGAACGATAACACAGCAAATGTATGTGACCGGCGGCGAGGATGATTTGAGAATCGACGACAAAGGCAACATATGGGACGGCTTAAGCATTGAATTTGTTGCAATGACGCCAAAGCGCAAGCCGACATAAAAGGGGTATAAAATGGCAGTAACGATTTATAATCATGCATTAACCGGATTTTATCCGGTGGAATTGACTGCATATGGCTTCAATATAAGTCCGACAACTGGCCAATATGTAAAGCTGACTGCTGTCGGAGAAAGTATTGAAGTATTGGGGGCCGGTGATACCGTCAATTTAACGACATCGGTTTTAATTGCCGGGACATTAACAGTAAACGGTCAAGTTTATACAAGAGATGATAGTCCGGTTACTCTTAACGGCGTTGTACTCACAGAACCAGTAAAATTTTCAGCAACAGAGGGTGGGCGCGGACGCTTTGTTATTGACACATTCGATAAATATGATACGCCGGCTGTAACGGACGAGCAGTTTGCCGACATGCACTTATATTTTCCGTTTTCTCCCACCGGTGAAACGCTTGAAGCGGCTACAGCTGAATTTACGGTCTATACGTCGGATTCGTCAGCATGGAAAAAAGGAACGGTTGTTGACATTCACGACAGTGACGGTATACTCGGACGGTTTTATATTGATACCTGTATCAAAACGTATGCCGGACAGTATGCCATTACAGCAAGCGACGTTATAAATCAGCTGGCAAACGATACGTTTTATGGATATATCGGGTATGAAAAAGTATCTCAAAGCACTTCAAATCACTATATCTATGAAAAGGACTTTTACAGCGTGGAGCAGCTGTGTCAAGACATATTTGGAAGCCGTGAGTATACCATATCCGACGCTTGTAAAACGGTTGAAGTTCCCGGTTATATTCCCTTTGGAAACGCACGCGACGCACTGCAATATTTATGCTTTGCATGTGGTTTATACGTTCGAACATACCGAACAGAAACGCCGGTCGTTCAGTCCGCAGATACGTATGCAACGCACACCATACCGGACACCAAAGTCGCGGATAGTGTATCGGTTTCAGAAGTTGAATCCCAAGCGGCTACAACAATAAAAATGGCACGCTATTATGTTGCTACATATGTAAGTACCAGTTCGAATACCATTTTTTTCGGTCGGCTTCCGGCCGGCGAAAATACATTGCTTACCGAGGGATATCGGACCTATACAACTGGAAACACCGCCCCTAAGCCTTATATTTTAGCGGCTCGATACAACTTGAAAACATATGCGCAATACGGAACGGTAGTTAAAACAACCGGTGTTTCAACCATTGTCAATACAATTAAAGGCGACACTTATGACGAAGAAACCGGCGATTCGCTTATGATATTGAACGGAAACCCGATTAAAGTTGAATATTGTGATATCCCGGTAAAATCTGACTATCCAGCCGCGTACGAGCATAATCAAGAGCCCTATTATAAGACCTTTGGCAACGGTTCAGCCTTGCAGGTTTCCGATGATGCTACAACCGTAACGGCACACAACGCCGAAGCCGTCGCGAACCGCATGATAGCATACCACGGAAAATCGCGCGAAGCGAATATTACTTACATTATGAGCGCGAACGAAATGCCCGGCGACCAGCTTATACTTCCGCTTGATGAAACATATGGAAATATAAGCGGACGTATTCTTTCGCTTGATATAACGCCGGGTGTCACAAAAACATTTGCAGACGCTGTTATAATTTGCGACGAGGAGGACGCGGACGCATGATAGAACACAATTTAAAAGTTAAAGACGATATTATCGAGCCGGTTTCTCTTGTGATTCCGAGCGGAAATGTTGAAACGCATGTGCTTATTCTCGATTTTAACGACACATGGACAGACCTAAAGAAAATGGCTGTCTTTACGCGTGACGGCACGGCAAAGGAATACACGATTGACGGTAACACGCGCACGATTCCGGGAGATATTCTTTCAGATTCGGGCGAGTTCACAGTCGGTGTATATGGGTATATTATGGACGGCGAAACGCTTGTAAAACGTTTAAGTACCAATATACTTACCGGTAAAGTTATCAAAGGCGCGTACAGCAATGCAGAACAAGGCGAAAGTGATGTGCCGCCGAGTGCTTACGAAAAGCTCGAAAGTACAGTCGAAAGCCATATTGACAACCATGAAAACCCTCACGAAGTCACAGCCGATCAAGTCGGAGCATACGGAAAACAAGCGATAGACGACGCATTTTCGGGAATGAATCGGAAAATCGCCGCCAAGCTCGACAAAGTAAAAAGTGACTTTATTCTATATCCGGGCATCTATGCGACGACGGACACGGACGGCACGCCGTATTTAATGACAGCTACAAGCGATTTAGGCTATATCGGCAAGGGCAGCGGCTATATTGCCACCTATGACGGCGGCGAGCTGAAAACCGGCACGCCTACGTCGGACGATTCGGCGGCCAATAAGGCGTATGTGGATGAAAAAGCAAAGGTTTCCGACGTAAAAGTTGCAGGAACGTCTGTGGTTGCAGACGGTAACGCGAACATCCCGAATGTTTTAGCACTGGGCGATGACGGTAAGCTAAGGGTTGCGAATGCGCCCGACAAGACGAAATGGACGGGGCCGTTAGGTGTTGATAATACTGGCTTATTAACAACGGCTAGCGCTAATAACATTGTTATTGACAGTCGCACCGCATCATCAATACAGCTCTTAAACTGCGCTTATTTGGACTACGCCGTCAAAGCGGCCATGTGTGACGGCAAAGGCGCGGCTTGGACATCCGCCGAACAGGCAGCGGCAAGGGAACGCATGGGAATCAAAGGGTACAAACTTCTTGCGACCTTGAATTTTACCGAAAATGCCGGTACGTTCACGCTCACCACGCTCAACGGACAGCCCATCGCGCTGAAAAGCATGGTTGTCATTATGAACCGTATCGGAGACGGTGAAAGCGCAAACGGCCATATTACGCCGGTCTTTACGGTCAAAGGCGCAAACGGAGCAAGCACAAACATAAAGGGCGGCTATTTTTATGGGGTCGGTGCGAACGGGAACTGTTGGTACACACGTGCGGACATTTCGGGCGAATTTTTTGATTCCGAAAGCGCCTGCATGGCTCCGAGTACGAATTCGCAGCTAAGTAACGGTTGGATGACAACCGAGCTTTCCAAAAATATGGATTGGCGAAACCTTTCGGACGATTTTCTTCCGATAACGCAGATCACCGGGTTTAAAATCATAGCAAGCGGGAATTGCATTACCAACGGTTCCACAATGTGGATATACGGCAGGGAGGAATAAGGAATGAGAACAGCAGAATACAAGCAGATTTCTACAAAAAAAGAGCAGCGCACGGTTTTGCATGCGGCGGTTTTGGATGAAGAAGGCGACGTTTTGACTGAACCGTATGAGGAAACTGTTACGGTAGATGTGCCTGTTATGGGCGTTGTTTACCGGGACGCGACCGCTGAAGAGCAAGCTGCGGCACAAGTGCCTATCCCCGTCGAAATGCAGATACAAGCGCTCAAAAACGAGCTTGCAGCGTATGACTACATTGGCGTAAAGCTTGCTATGGGTGTTGCGACGCGCGAGGAATATGCCGAAGAGATCGCGCACACGGAAACGTTACGGCAGCGGATCCGGGCGCTTGAAAGTGAGGTGGGATAAGTGGACGTCAAGGAGCTTATTTCCATCGTTTTACGGTGGTTTATCCCGTTTGTGTGCTGCGGCTTTGCTGCGTGGATAAGCGGCTATCACGGCAAAAACAAGGCCATGCGTGAGGGCTTGCGCTGCCTTTTGCGCGCGGAGATCATTCGGGCATACGAGAAGTACACCGAGCGCGGCTATTGCCCGATCTACGCACGTGAGCCGCTTACCAAGGTATATGAAGCGTATCACGCCATGGACGGCAACGGGACAGGCACGGATTTTTACAAAAAGACCATTGCGCTGCCGCCCGAGCTGCCGAAAGGTGGGAATTAAATGCGTTTTTCCAAGAAGATCGTTGTTGTCATGTTCGCGACGGCGTTTGTATTTGTCGGGATCATGATCGCCACGTATTGGTTCAAGGGCGGCGTGCCGGACAGCTTGATCGAGCAGTTTTTCGGGTTCTTCGGTATCGAGGGCGGCGCGCTTGCCATTATCAAGGTCGGTGAAGCGTTTGCCGAGAAGTTGGATAAAAAAGAAAAGCCGTCCAAGACGGCAAAGAAAGGGAGTAAAAAGGAATGAACAAAATTAACTGGAAACAGAAGCTGACCAGCCGCAAGTTTTGGGCGGCTGTCGTTACGTTCGTCACGACCGTTTTGGTCGCTTTCGGTGTGCCGGACTTGACTATCGAGCAGGTCACGGCGATCATCACGGCCGGTGCTTCGATGATTGCCTACATCATCGGCGAGGGACTTGTCGATGCCGCGAGAATCAAGGCACAGAGCGAAGACACGGATCATTTGCGTGAGGTCGCGAAAATGAAAGATGGCAGCAAATAGGCATAAAAAGAAAGAGGATGTCAAGTGGCCTCTTGACATCCTCTTTGTGGGGTGTGTGCATGAAATACAAATATATTCGTTTCGTATTTATATTATAACACATATATTTTATTTTGTCAAGGAGGAAAAAAGTATGATAAGCTGCTTCAAAGGCCGATTTCGTTTGACCAGTCCGCGCGGTGATCGGGTTCTTAACGGCGTAAAAGGGTATCACCATGGAATTGATTTGGTCGGGCTTGACGACACGACGGTGTACAGCATTGTCGACGGAAAAGTCCGCACCGGATCGGACAACAGCGCCGGGAATTATGTCTGTGTGACCATTGCCGACGGCAGACGGGTGTATTATTTTCATTTGAAATCGTTCAAGGTCAAGACCGGTGACACGGTCAAGAAAGGACAGGCCGTCGGAATCATGGGCAACACCGGGCACAGCTTCGGTGCGCACACGCATTTAGAGCTTCGCGTCAAGGGCACGGAATACAAGAGCCTTGATATTTCCGAGTTTACCGGGATTCCGAACAAGGTTGGCATTTACGAATACAAGGAGGACGGCGGCGTGAAGCAGAACAAATACAGCTATGATGATACGGTTGACGCGATGATTCGGGACGGTGTGACCGACGTGAAGAACATGCAGAACTGGGAGAAGATGCTCGACGGCAGGGAGAAGTTGGAGGCCAAGTATGTCAGGGAGATCTTTAAGAGGTATCATGAAAAACTGAATAAGAAGTAACCGAAACCGATAACGCGTTATAAAGGAGAAACCATGGAAACATTTGACTTGCCAAGGAGTGTATGGGAGCAAATGATAAACGAGTGGATTTTCAACGAGCGTGACCGCCAAATTATCAAACGGCGCATTTTAGACGGTGTATGCTTTGAATCGCTTGCGGAAGAGTTTGACCTCTCGATACAGCAAACAAAAACCATTGTATACAAATCTCAAAAAGTATTACAGCGCTGCGCACATAAATCAAACTACAAATCAGCCGAAAACCAAACAAAAGCGGGCTGAAATACAGTCGAAATACAGACGTTTACTTGCTTGTGAATGTCTGTATTTTTTGTTATACTCAAAGCAGATAAGGAGGGCTAAAGCATGAACCAATACAACCCATATCCGGCATTTAATCCATATTTTTCACAAGCGTCAATCAATGCACTTTTTCCGGCGCAGACGGCGCAAAACGGCATGACCGGTAACGTACTTAGGGTGTCGGGCATAAACGGTGTAAATGCCTTAAATATCGCGCCTAATTCGAGCGTGTTGGCGCTCGACGATACCGCGCCTATTTTGTGGTATATTCAGACCGACAGCGCCGGTTATAAAACGCCTACCGCCTATGATATTATGCCGCATGTCGAGCAAGCAGCAAAAACGGAAAATGATTTCGAAATGCGTTTGAAGAAAGTCGAGGAATACATCAATGAACAACAATCCGGTATTAAATCAAATGCAGGTAGCGCAAAGCGTACTAAATCCACAGATGATAGCGCAGATTAAGGGAATTGCGAACAACCTAAACAGCCCCCAAATGCAAATGGTGCGGCAAATTACGACCGGCCGTGGAATCACACCAAGACAAGCTGTCGAAATGCTTTGCAGACAGCAGGGTATCGACACAAACAGCTTTATGGCACAAATTAATTCGGCATTTAATGGACAATAACGATTTTCGGCGCGCGGAATCGGTATTGATAAATATTAAAATTTACAGGAGGAAAAAACTATGGAAAACGGATTATCCGCTTCGGATGTTGCATTGATGAGCAGAAACAATGACGGCGGCTTTGGCTTCGGCGGTGACGGCGCGTGGATCTTCGGCCTGTTGGTGCTTCTCGGACTTTTTAACGGCGGTTTTGGCGGTTTCGGCGGAAATCGCGGCGACCGTAACGCCACTGTCGGAGATGTACAGAGAGCGACCGACTTCGCCGCGCTTGAACGTCAGAACAATGAGGGCGTAGCGGCTACCCGTCAGAGCGCTTATGACGTAATGACGGCAATCAAAGACGGTAATTTTAACGTTCTCGGTGAGCTTCGCGACATTCAGACCGGTGTCAATGCCGGTTTTGCAAATCAGCAGAAATGCTGCTGCGAAACGCTTCGCGCGATTGACAGCGTTAATTACAACGGCGCTATCAACACGGCAGCTATCAACGCAACCACCACAGCGCAGACACAGAAAATTTTAGACGCTATTTCCGGGAATCGCATGGCCGACATGCAGAACCAAATTAACCAGCTCCAGTTACAGGCGGCTTTGTGCGGTGTTCCGCGCACGTCTCCTTACGGTTATGCGGTCGTGCCGAATTTTGCCGGATATAACGGCTGTAACGGCGGCTGCGGCGTAGCAGTATAACACATTAAATTAAAACGCTTGCATATATCTATGCACACGGGCGCGGCTGTGTGCCGCGCCTTATCTTTTTAGGAGGGAAATATTATGTGCAATAACACACGTTATCAAAAATCCATTGTAAGAGCATATAACAACGCCACACAAACTATCACAGACGACCAAACCGCGCTGGCCTTACAGGGTGCGCAAGTAGTCAATAGTGGTTGCTCCGTCGGCATGGAAACGTCTGCATACCGAATCCGCACGGGCGGTGTTTATCATATTTCCGCAGATGTCACACTGACGGCAACAGCAGCCGGTACCGCAACAGTCCGAATCGCCTTGAATGCTGTTTCGTTACCTTGTGCTGTAAGCACGGTCACAACGGCGGCAAACGGCACTTATACGGTACATGTTGAGACAGATATCAACGTGCCCTGCTGCCCTGCTGTCGGCGGTAGAACAATAACTATAACCGCCGGTGGCGTAGCCGGTACAGTAACGCATGTATGCTCCGGCGTGACGCGTCTTGCGTAATATGGGGGTGTGAGTATGGACAAGCAGGAAATTCTCGGCATTGTCCGCACTATCACGGACGGCATACGTGATTCCGGCATGCAGTACGACTATGCAATGGAAGCAAGGCGTTGCGGAGATACAGCGCTTGCGGAAATGCACCTTTTAGAAATGCAGAAGCGGTTAAACGGCGTTCAAGAGTGGTATAAAAAAACCATGTCCATGATGTCAAACGATATCGAGCTTGATACACTGTCCGAAGCTCTGATTCAAGACTATATGGACAGATATCGCGACCTTGTGCGCAAGCTTGATTCCGCGAAACAGTAAAGAGAAAAAGCCATGCCAAAGCATGGCTTTTTCATTTCAACTTTCATTTCAACTTTTTCTGTAAAACATGATTTTTTACCGTCAAAAATGAAATTTTACTATCAATAGTGAAAGTCATGAAACGCGCATGGTTAAGCTAAAAACAAAGAAAACCGCTTTATTAGCGGTTTTCTTGTTTGGCGCGCTGCAAGGGACTCGAACCCCTGAACAAATTGGTAAAAACCGCTATATTGCTGACTTTATAAATTTACGTTTCAACTTTCATTTCAACTTCTTCCTGATATGAAATCGTCGAAATAGTTATCAACATTTTTGTCAATTTCGTTTTTGGTATCTTCCATAATATGCTGATAGACATTTTTTAACATATTATCGGTTGAGTGACCCATACGTTGTTGAGCATATTTGTTTGGTATTCCCATTGCTAAAAGCACAGAAGCATAATAATGCCGTAAATCGTGCAGTCGGAAATGCGGAAGTTCTAAACGCTTTAAGATATGGTCAAACCTTGCGTATATTGCCCCTCCTGTCAGCATGACAACCTTTTCGCTTGTCGCTGTTTCTTTTGCGGCTTTTAGTTTTTGCATGATATTTTCCGGGACACTTAATGTCCGATACCCTGCCATACTTTTAGGAGCTTTTTCAAACTTTTTTGCACCGATCCCGGGAACAATGGCCGTGTCTATCCGTATGGTGTTTTTATCGAAATTAACATTTTTCCATTTCAGACCGATCAACTCGCTTCGGCGCAACCCAAGACAGGCGGCCAAAAGTAAAGGAATCTCCATTTCTGTCCCTTTTACATCGTCAAGAATCAGCCGCATTTGCTCCTGCGTCGGTATAGATATTTCGCTCTTTGTCTTTTGCGGTAATATGACCTTATACACAAAATTCGGATTATATTTTTTTAGCACAGCCGACAATAAAGCGCTTATATTTCTCACTGTTTTGGGTTTCAAATGAAATGTTTCTTGGTTTATCGCTGTTTGAATTGTGTCATTAGTCAACTTTGTAAGTGGCAAATGCATGATAGATTTTAACCTTAGCCGATATATTTGTTCGTATCCGCAGATAGTAGACGGGGACAAAATGTTATTCATACTATCGATATATCGCCGGATAGCTTCGGAAAGCGTTATATTTGCAATTCCGGCAGCAGCCTTTGTTTTTTTATTGGCATAATAATCCGCCGCCAAGTATTCCGCTTCTTTTTTGGTTGGCGCGGTAAAAGACTTAAAGTGTTTTTTTCCATTTTCGTCGGTATATTCCAATGCGCGGACATTCCAATTTCCAGACGGCAACTTTATTGCTTTTGCCATGATATCACCTACTTACAATACAAGCTCCGGAAGACCGGAGCTTGAAACTTATTTACTGCAAATTATTTTGTTAACGCGAACCAAATACCGCCCTTGCCTTGGTAATCTGCGCCAAACTGCATTGTGGGTGTTGCGTCGTCTATCTTAATTTTTACAACTACATACCCTTCGCAAGAGCCGCCCGAATAAAGTGTACCACCGAACGTCGGGTCGGGAGCAACAACAAAAGGACTTTCATAACTTGAATAGTCTGTTGCAAAGAAATCAAAATCATAAGACGACAAGTCTATGCTTGCGTCATCAGTAACGTCGGAAACAGTCGCAGCGACTTTGACGAGCATATATTCCGTACCCTGTTCCGGCTCTTTATTAAACATGTTAGCCGCTTTGATTTTCTCCCATGCTTCCGCGCCGCGAATTACTTCCTTTACTGTGATTGCAGCAGTGTATTTTTCAGAATATGTATCAATCTTGACAGTCTGCGTTGTTCCGATCGGGGCCGGATTGGTACGGCTGTAATTGTTTTCGCCCGGCTTTGCGCCAAGATAAACAGTGTTCGTATCTCCGTCCCAATCGACTTCTTTTCCGAAAGCTCCGGCAACGGCACGAACCGGTAAATATGTCGTTCCGTCCATGGTAAAGGGTTCAACCGGATTTCCGTTTGCATCTTTCGGCTCTAAATACGTGCCGTCAATGCAAATCTTGATGTTGTTGTAAGCAATAGCCACATTTTTATAGATCTCATCTGCCGCAACGTTTACAACGCTTGCAATTGTTGCCGTGGCAAGCACGCCAATAATAATGCCTTTTGTTTTCTCTTTCATTTTCTTTATCCCCTTATAATAAAATTTTGATTCGACAAATATCGACAAAAGGTCGTTATTTTAACTAAAAATATCTGAAAAAGTTTAGTAACAATTAACCTTGACGAAATGGGTAAACTGCTGTATAATGTGTGTAGTCGCGAAAAACAAAAAACGACAAAAATAAAGGAGCGTGAAAAGAATGCAGTTTACCGACAAAATCCATCGAATGACAGATGAAGAGTTAATCTTACTTATTGACCGTCTGAATCAGCCTGAGACATTTTCGCCCGTTTGTCCAAAAGATAATCTGCAAACTGTTCAAGCGCCTTGCGTTCATCTTCCGACATTTGAGAATACTTCTGCATAATATACGATAGTTTTTCTTCCCTGCTCATTTGAGCAGGGTCTTTTTTTTGCTCATTTTCGGGAACAAGTGTTTCAATTGGTACTCCAAAGTAGTCAGCTATTTTAATAAGTGTTGCTTGACGCGGAATTGTTTTTTCCGTCCATTGGGCAAAAGCTGCCGCAGAAATTCCAACGGCATGACATACGGAAGATGGTGATTTGTTGGAATTATTGCATAATCTTATAAAGTTCTCTTTGAAACACATCGCTTCAATTCTCCGTAAAAATATACAATTTTTCTTGTCGTTTTTGTGCAAGTATACAAAACTTACAAAACTTACAAAACCATATTGACTTTTTAAGTTTGTTAAGTTATAATATAACCATGCAAGGGAGATTATTCCCAACGACATTATAATACAACAAAATTGACGAAATGTCAATAGGCAAAATGCACGAAAGGAGCAATAAAAGATGAACAGTATTTTGAAAGTCCGTATCATGCTTTGCGGAAAACGAAATGTTGATGTTATCGACGAACTTCGCAAAAGGGGTTTGGACATGTCATCGTCGAAGTTTTCGGAAGCGCTTAACGGATACAGAACCGGACCCAAGCCGCGAATGATTTTAGCCGAAGCCGAAAAAATCGTTTCGGAATGGGAGAAAGAGCAAGGCCGCGTTTGGGATGACAAGGCGATTGGGTTTTAAGAAAGGATGATGAAAATGAACGTTTTTGAAAAGGCGTTGGAAAAGGTTTTGAAATTCGGCCAAAAGATTGCAAGAAAAAATAAGCTTACTCCGACAACGAAAGAGTTTAAAAAAGAAGCGTGGTCGGCGTTTAAAAACGAATTTGACACGTTAAGCCTTTGGCTATCGAACGCCAAACCTAACTACCCCGGCTTCGACAAAACACTTGAAGCACAACAGCGACTTTACTATTTTATGATGAACGAATTCGGAAACCGATGATTTTTTTAAAGAAAGGAAAATGAAAAATGACACCGAGAGAATATTGGGATAAATTGAATGCTGCAATGAAATCAAACAACGTCAAGGAATCCGCAAACGTAATTAATGAATACGTCAATTTCGCTCTTAATGAAATCGCGACATTCTGCAACGCTCATGTAAATACACAAACGGTCAGTATTTGGGTGTATGCCTTGAGAGAGGTTTCGAAAATATATTCGAAATACGAAAGTGACGCGGGAAAAGCCTTAATAGCATTTTTTGATAAACATGCCAATAAAGACGTTGAAGTATTTGCTATGCCGGATTTGGAGGAAGAGAACGATGCCGAAGACTAAACCGACCACAGAAGCAATCCGGCAGCAGGTAATGAACGAATGGATATTTGTTTGTCAAGCGCGAAACGGTAGGCCGACAAACAACAAGGACTTCGGAAAGGCTGTACATATTTCTGAAAGCACGGCAGCCCGAAGAAAAAACGACTACCGAAAAACCACACTTGACGAACTTTTACGGATGTATGATAGCTACCGCGTTCCGGTCGATACAATGCTACAGTATTTCAAAGCTTTGGTATTGGCTTCAAAGGTTGGCTCTTCAAATGCCGGGAATCATTATTGAAAGCTAAATCGGAGGGCAATATGAGTTTACAACGTGCTATCAAATATTACTTAGATTTTCTTAAGATCGACGATCCGGTAGCTCTCTCAGAAGCGGTTGGCTTAAGGGAGTATCAAGCCGAAAAGATCTTGAATTTCGTCAACGGGTTACAACCTTCCTATACGGAACATGCGGCGGTTGGAATCGGAAAAGATATTGAAGCGTTTGCAGCTTTAAAAGGCTGTCCTTACAATGTCGATTTTCCGGGAAAATGGCGGTTAAGGAAAGCGGATGTATTAGACATTTTAGGGTTATGCGAAATAAAAAACGCCTACGAGTTAGGCCAAAAAATAAATAATCCCGAAGTGGCATGCCGGATATTTTACGGAAAGAGACCGATACAAGTTCATCCGCGAACGCTGAAACGTTTATGCGAGCTTACCGGGTCACTTCCCGAAGAGCTCGCGGACAGGATAATATTATAAGGAGTGAAAAACATGTGCAGAAACAAGAAAAGACGCGCGAAATACAAGCGCACTTTAGGAATCCTTGCCGGGCTTGTTATCGGTCTTATCCTTATTGCGCTCATATGTGCAAGAGAAGCGGACAGGCCGAAGAGAGAGGATTTCACGCCGGTCGTGCGGACGATACAAGCAGGTGACACAGCTTGGCACATTGCCGATGAATACTGTCCAGACACGCTTGACAAACGCGTATATCTCGGTTGGTGTGAGCAGTTAAACGGCAGCAGCATGGGATACATAAAGGCCGGTGAGCAAGTGGTATTTTTGGAGTGTGTGAGATGAACAAATGGATTAATGCGCGAAAGCAATTACCGAACGACCAAGAAGAAGTACTGGTTTGCACGCGTTCAAAAAATGGTATGAAAAACATCGACAAAGGCTATTACGCGATTGACCACTGGATTCATCGCGGACACGCGGAAGTAATCTATTGGATGCCTTTACCATTATTCCCAGAAGAAGGTGAATAAATGAAAGACGGCAGTTACACGGCATGCCATAATTGCACAAAGCGCGCGGTCGGGTGTCATTCCGCCTGTGAAGCTTACAAGGCTTTTGCGAAGAGCCGTGAGGACACGCGCGAGGTCAAGCGGCTTGTCGGTTCGGCGCACTACAAATTCAAGTTTACCGAAAAAAAGAAATGACCGCCGGTTTCCCGACGGTCACGAAAGAAAAATGAAAGACACAAGGTACGTGCAAGGCACATACATCATGTGCTATAAGAATTATAACACAAAGGTTAAAATTTGTCAAGACAGAAAGGAAAATGAAAGATGTGCAGATTTAAATCGGGAATCATCTTAAAAGACCGGGTATTTATCCCGGACTATGACAGCCACACGGACATGCTCGAAGAGCTGAAGATCGCGGACACGGAAGACAATGCCAAGCGGCTATTTGTCCGCGCGGAGTTAATGCCTCCGGACAATGATGTCTTTACGCCGGTGACGTCATGGAAATATCATGTAGATCAAGATATCCTGCCGGACTGGTATGTAGCCGAGGTTGACGAAATGCGTATGCGTGAAGCGGTGACCGCATGGGCGAAGGAACATATCCATATCGGTGAGAAAATCGAAAGAATAGGCAGCGGCACACATTGGATCAAGGATTGTAAGGTCGAATACATCTGCGAGTATGCCAAGGTCGAATACATCCGCGGTTCTGCCGAGGTCGAATACATCCGCGGTTCTGCCGAGGTCGAATACATCTGCGATTCTGCCAAGGTCAAAAACATCCGCGAGTATGCCAAGGTCGAATACATCCGCGGTTCTGCCAAGGTCGAATACATCCGCGGTTCTGCCGAGGTCGAATACATCCGCAGTTCTGCCGAGGTCAAATACATCTGCGATTCTGCCAAGGTC